TCAAGGCGCTGGAGATCAAGTACAGCACACCCAGCAGTAGGACGCCTTTGAAGATCGCACCGAACCCGCCGAGTGCTCCAAGACCAGCAGCGCCAGCAGCACCACCGAACGCGCCACCAAGTGGGATGCCCAGTGGGGCGAAGGCGGCGCCGACGACCGGGATACCAGCGAAAAGACCGAAGAGTCCCTTGATGTTACCCTCAACGACTGGCTCGATGTGTAGCTCGTCTGCACTCGTGGGAAGACTGACTTCCTCGTCGGCGACAAGGACACGATCGCCCCAACGGAACTCGTAGTAGTTGCCATAGAGTGCCTTGGAGAATCTGCCTTGCGTGTTGCAGTCCATCAGACGAATCGCTTGTGCGATCCCTCGTACGTGCATCGTGAACCGCTCGCCAAATTGTTCGGCCAGTCCGCCGTGGAGAATTAAGGTTTTCATTTCGCCACCTGAATCTTCGGAACGATGACTCGCTCGTCCATGAAGCTGTTGTGTCTTGTCACGAACAGTACGTGACGTATCCAAGGCCCAATTGGTTCTGTGCGAGACAGCCGATCTTCGAGGTGGTGGAGTATCCGCTGATCTTGAAGCACCAGACCGCAGTGGTTCACCACACCAGTTCTGCCGATCCTTCCGAGCACCACATCACCAGCTCGCATCGTGTTCCGTGGAATGATCTGGAAGCCGGTCTCCACGATACTCTCCGGTCCAAGTAGGTCTTCCGCTTCCATGTGCGGTGCTTCGTGCTTGTACCAGTTCTCGTCTCGCGGGATGTTGCGTAGTGTGATACCGAACTGAGTTCGATAAACGTCACGGACCAACCCCCAACAGTCCCGTTGACCGCTAAGGAAGCTGCGACCAACCAGTGGCTCTACAGGAACCTGATCGCCAAACCAACTGATCTTCGATGTATTGATACCGTCGCAGTGGATGATGCCCCAAGGTGTAGCCGATGCCTGCTGGCTCGCCATGTCCACCTTGCTTGGTGCAACTGACGTGTCCATCGTGTGGCTGTGGATGATCGCCAGCATCGGACACCGAGGCCGTTCTCGAATCTTGAACGCCACCTTGGGATTGTCTGAGCTGTTCACGAGCGGAAGGAACTGAAGGCTGCCGTCAGTTTCCACGACGCAGCCGACAGACTCGTTGGGATACTCATCCATCGCGTAGGCACGAGCTTCTTTCTCGATCTGGCTATTCTCTTCGAACATATCTGTATGGTTCATTGCTATCTCCGAGTGTTATGTTTCGCGGCGAATTCTATCGACAGCAGGGAATCCCCGAAATGGTAAATCCTCACCGAGCGGAACAAACCGCAGACGACAGTCACTCAGTTTCTTCCCGCACACGTCTGCGGATGAATCCCCTGTGGGGATACCAGAAGCTGTGAAGTACGGTCCCTCTTCATCGCCCCCTTTCAGTGGCCCAGAGCCAACGTACGGGCATGTCGCGTTCGCGTAGCTAAACACGCCGGGTGAGACATAGACTCGATACCTGTGGTTGCAGAAGCCTCGTACAACTTGCCGCCCCGGCAGCTTCCTGCCGTCTTGGTCGATTGCCGCACTCAGTTCGAACTCAACCATCGCTTCGTCTTGTGAGACACGACGTTCGATCTGGTAGATTTCCTTGCGGTACGCATCCGGATCAGGTGAGCCATAGTCGTCCAAGAACTTCTCGTACGTTACCCACCGTGTGACCTTCGCACCAAGCGGGTCACCGACGTTCTGAATGATACTGCTCATTAGAAGATGGACGTTACTGATCCGGATCGTGGGCGTCGGCAACGAACCCTTGCCAGAGAACTCCCAACCGGAAGCCTCGATCGGCAGCGGGACAAAGATGTTGCCCTGCCAGACCAGCGTCGCATCCGACGGCGCACCACTGTAAAAGCGAAAGACCCCACCGCCCAAAGTGGTGAGGTCCAGCTCGAACATTTCAACCACCGGGTCAGTGGATAGCTTCTGGTTCTCTTGTTGGAAGTCGGTCACTCTTCTGCACCATTCCATTTCTTGAAGGTTATCATGAAGTCTGAGGAAGTCGCCTTCTCATTCAGCTTCCGGTGCTCTCCGTCCTGAACCCACAGCGTCGGTGACCCTTCTCCCGGAATCGTCCAGTAGAATGGTCGGATGCTGTTGAGGTTGTCGAAGAACGTAATCATCGCGGCTATGTCGGCGTTGTCTCTGTCCTTGGCTAAGAACTTGTACCGCTTGTCGTTCGGTACGAGTCCTGCCTGTGACCTTTGTTCGTAGGCGTCTCCCAGCTCGGTCTGAAACAGACGAGGCTTTGTCGTGAGTCCACCGGACCCTTGTGATGCTTCGTATGAAAATGTTGGTGCTGCCATTGGTTCTACCTGTCGAAGATGCCGCCCTTACGTTGCGACTTAACACCAAGCTCTGTCCACGATCGCTTGACCGCAGCGTCAACCATCTGGGCAGTGAGCTGAGGATCGTTCCCTGACTCATTGATGGTGATGTTCGGCGCGAAGACCGTGGTACCACCACTGCCACCGCCCGGTGGCATCTTGCCCGTCTTGTTGATGTATTGCAGTTCTTCCTGATTGGCTGCCGTGGCACCAGCGTTGACGATCATTTCACCGGGACTTGCCGCGATGAGCTGGTTGTCTCGACGTGCTCCACCAAAGCCACCAATGATACCACCGCCAGCGTAGGCTGGGATCACGCCACCATTCTTGAAGCCCGGAACGATACCACCACCAGCGAAGCCAAACAGACCACCGAAGAAACCCATGAGCGGCTTGATGATCAACATGCGGATCACCATGCGTGCGAGGTCTGCGATGATCGAGTTGATCAACGATTTGAAGTCCAGCTTACCTGTCGTGACGAAGCCCACCAGTGCATCTTCGAGTGAGCTGAACGCGCCTTCGAAGAACTGCTGGATATCACCTGCTGCGTTCTTGGCGTTGTTCCCCGCGCTTCGGAATGCAGCGTTGGATCGTACGTCGTAGTCCTGAAGTCGACGTTGCGTTTCGGACAATGCCTGATTCAGTTCGCGGACACTGTCTGCGTTCTTCTTAATCTGTGACGAAGTGTCGTCGAAGTTCAACGTGGTTGACGTTCCGATACCCCCCGGTCCTTCAGTTCCGGGCTGTGTCAGTTGCCCAGCAACGCTAGATAGCCCCGGTACGAGGGCATTCAGGAATGCTGCCTTGACTGCGACGGCTATGTCGGCGGCACCCTGTGTCAAAACAGCCTGTGTCTCCGTAATCATCTGCGCGGCTGCTTCTCGTGCTGCTGCTGCGATCGGTGGTGGTAGTTTCTCGGCTGCGGTGTCTACCTTACCCTTAACCTCATCCAGCGCACGCTGCACCCCTTCGATGCCTTCAGCGCCTTCAGCTACACGGATGGCTTCCTCAAGTCCGTTGAACGCACCGAGCGTTTCCTTCAGGTATCCGTTGAGTGCAGTGGCTGCATCCCTGACGGAGTTCAGTTCAGCAATGTCCGTTGGCTGATCTCCAAAGTCTTGGAACCGATCAACAGCTTTCAGTGCCTCGTCGGCTGTAGCAGGAAACGCACTCTTGATCTCTTCCAACGCGGTTGTGTATTCACGCAAGCTGTCCGCCGCCTGAAGGATTGCACCAATGTCCTTACCTTCCGCCGTAGCGTCAGCGATCGCCTTTCGTGCTGTGGCTGAGAATGAGTCAATGCCAGCGTTCGGACTTGTCTTTGAAATCTCTTTGAGTTGATCCCCGGTGACACCGAGTCCGGCAGCCAGACGATCGCCGATGCCGAGGCTGTCTACTCTGTCCTGCAACTCGTCCAGCGTTGCGTAGAGCGGAGCCACGGCTTGGTCGTAATCACTCTTGGCCAGACCCGGCTTGATGTAGTCGGCAAGGCCTTTCGATATGTTATCTCCGACCTCTTCCAAACTTTGGCCGATGCCGCGTGTACCGTCCTTGACGCCGTCCATGTACGCCTTCTGTGCTTTCCTGCCGAGGTCTTGGTACTCACCCAACTTCTTACTGTCGAATATCGCACCGGGGTCTTCAATCAGGAATCCAGCCGTGGTCACCATACCCAGAGCGATCCCGTACGTCTTGTTGAGTAGATGGATGATCGCGTCCATGATCATCTTCACGCCCTCATAGACTCCGTCGATGGCACCGGACATCGACGCAGAGAACCTGTCCCATGCCGCAGCGAGTGCGACGGTGACAGCTTTCCACGAGCTGGTTTCCCCTGTGACCTCTTTCAACCGACCGACAACGCCACTACCAATCTTCGTACCCACAGCGACAGCCGCCACAGCGACAGCCGCGAAGACTGCACGTAGGGAGAACGCAGCTCGACCAACTTTGCTGATGATGTCGAACACACCCTTGACTGCGTTCTTGAGGTTACCCCCTGTGATGACCACAGTCTCTTTGAGCGATCGGTTCAGCTTGCCTGTTTTCTGGTTCGTCTTCCCGAACGCCTCGTCGAGTGTCTTGACCTTTCGATTACTGGCTGTCAGTGCTGCCACCGTCGCCGTGGTGACGGCAGCGCTACCAACTACCGGTGCTCCTGCAAGCGGTGCCCCTGCCGCAGCCGGAGCTAAACCACTGGCGAGCGCACCAAGAGCACGACCGGCACCAAGTGCCTTGGCGAAGTTGAGTAGTGACTTCCCGATCTTGACCGCAGCGATTGCCTGAAGCAGACCAAGAATCGTGCCGAGGTTCTCTCCGATCAAAAGCAACGCATTCGAGAAGATACGAGCGGACGCGGAGAACGCACTTTCCGTCCCAATGAACTCGACGAGGTTGTTCTTCAGAATCTTGAACGAGTCACCGATGGTTGGTGTGAGTCGACCGAACAGGTCTTCGATCTCGCCACGACCGGACTTGAGCGTTCGGGCCAATGCCGCGACAGAAATCTTGCCTTGCTCTGCCCAATCGCGGAGCTGTCGTTTGGAGATACCGAGTTCCTTCGACAGCAACTTCGTGAGGATCGGCGCGTTCTCCAAGACAGACCGGAACTCGTCACCGTCCAGCTTCCCTTTGTTGAATGCTTGAGACAACTGTCGGATCGACTGGCTGGCTTCCAGTGCAGAAGAACCAGACAGACGCAGTGCCTTGTTGATCGTACCAGTGAGCTGCAAGACATCCTGCTCGGAAGTCCCAAGGTCGCGAGTCGCCAGACGGAGTCGCCCAAACAGAACGGTCGCCTGTTCGGCGTCCACCCTTGCATCGTTGGACACCGCGAGAATTCCCTTGCGGACTCGGTCGATCGAACGAGCACCAACACCGAAACCTTTCAGTGCGTTGTTCATCCGAGTGAAGCTGTCAGCCGCTTCGCCGATGTATCGAACCGCGTAGAATGCAGAGAACGCACCCAGCAGCCCACGAACGTTTCTTTGAGCGGAGAGTAGCGATGCGTTCGTTGCGGCCGGAACTGCGAGCGATCGTGTCAGTGCTCGGACTCGACCTGCCGTGGCTGTGCTGACCTGTCCGGTTCTTCGGATGTCGCCTTGGAGTCGGCGATAGTCTGCACCGGTACGACGTACCGCAGCACCACCCCGACGCATCGAGGTGTCGATCGTACGACCAGTTCGCTCGGTCGCCTTGCCGGTTCGCTCTGCACTGTTCGCAACGCTGTCGAAGTCACGCTTGACTGTGCGCGTACCTTTCGAGGTAACGACAATCTCGAAACGTTCACTTGCCATCTAGATGACCTCGATACGAAACCCCGTGACGCCCGCCCCCGTGAGTGCCTGACGAATCAGGCGAGTGTTACGAATAACCTCACGTCCATTCTGCAAAGCGATAATGACGAAACCAGACTTGTACTTAGCCGGGGGTGGGGGAGTCTTACGCTTGACGTCCTCGTCGTCGTAACTACTCTCCAGTTTCCCGATGTAGTGCAGGTTGTTCGTGATGAACAACTGCTGGTTCTTCTGTCTCGCTTGTGCTTCCCTAACGATCTGGGCGATCGCCGCCGTCTCGTTCGCTGTCTCTGTTGATCCAAATTTGCCCTTGGCGTATGCGTCCCGAGTTCTCGTTCGTGGTCGAACCCGTGACAACTGCCAGTTGGACTTCGCCGTACCTTCGTCGATCGGCGTATTCTGAACCAGTGACTTTCCAATTGCCGTGGCAGCCTGTGCGCCAAGTGCATTGGCAGCTTCACCGAGGGCCGACCCTCGCTTCCGCATACCCTTGGCGAACGCTGCTGCCCGTGGCATGACTAGCTCGCTTTCTCTTTCTTCTTTCCGTTCTCGTTGCAGTGATCAAGGAAGAATCTATCCATCGCTCTTATGATGTGGTGGAACATGAACCTGTCCTCTTCGTCCATTTCCATGTCCATGCAGAACGATCGAATTGAGGCCGAAGGAATCGCTCCAGCTCCCATTCCCACTGGCCTATCATAACTGAGTTCCTGCCAAGCGGACATATAAAAAGAAAGACCACCCCGCAGTTGAGGTGCGTTTAGGATCGCATCCGGTAACGGAGTACGTTCACGCACACACTGCTTGATGATCTTCTCTTCATACGGTCCCTGCTCTAGCTGGTATTGCAGAAACTCGATTAGTTTTTTGCTTGTTCCTCAGCCTGACCCTGCAAGTAGTATTGCAGGTTCGTGGAGTCGTTCATCAGGTCTCGGAAGAACTGAGGAACACGAACAAACAACTCGATAAGGGGTTCTTCCTGAAGTGGCCCAAGGAGCACTTCGCCGTCGACGGTTTCGAATCCTTCCCGCCACTCCCCGTCTTCGTCGATTTCTCCAGCGTCATTGACCTTGACTTCCCACCGCTTCACGACTGCACGGGCATATGCCTTGTGCAGCATGTCGTCTGATTTCTTTTCAGACAGGGTGCCCGTGTCAATTTGTCGCTGGAACGGTCGAGACAGCTTTTCGAAAATCTGCTTGAACTTAGTGTTTGCACCACCCGTCCGAGCGAGCCAGTATCGAAATGTCTGTTCTTCGAAACAAACCCCTTCCTTTTCAAACTTCTCATCAGTCGTGAATCGAGCATACGACGAACTCATCGGCTATGTTCCTTATTCGGCAGCATCTGGTAAGTAATCGTACACGCTTACCCGTGCGGTATGTGTGTACGTGGCGTCAACTGGCGTTGCCTGTGCTGCGTCTGCGGTCAACGGCAGTTTGATTGGTTCGTTCAACTCAATCTGAGCCAAACCACCAGCCAGTGTGAGCAGTGGCAGGTCGATAGACATACCAGCGTTCTGCTTCACGGTCATGATGTCCAGCGAGACGTCCGTATTGTTTCGGACAATCGTCAGTGCGGACACGTTCTGGAAGTACGCCGTGACCTCAGCCGAGACCTCAAACGTACCAGCAGACATATCAAATGCACCAAGCACACCAATGGCTTGGTTGCGAGTATTGTTGTTGTTGATAGTGATCGTGCCTTCCATGACGTACGCGAAGAGCGCGGTCGGGAAGGCGTTAGTTGCACTGACTTGCGACATGCGGAACCGCGTCACATCAGAGCTGGCGTTGAACGCCTCGGAAGAGACCAGCGTTGGCCGTGTTCCACCCTTGACACCCGTAGCACCGCTACGCTGCTCGACGTCCTTACCTTGGAACGTCATTTCGGTCGTCACCTTGTCTGCGGTCGGCAGGTTCAAGGTGAACTCGTTCAGCACAGCACCAACAATGTACTCAGACTGGTCTGGGTCAACGCCGTCATTCGAGCCGAGCGTTCTTTCGAGCTGGTACGTCTTGCGGACAATACTTGAACCAGTCTTGTTGGCGATCGTTCGACCAAAAAAGATTCGAATGGTCTGCCCCGTTCCACTAGCACCGTCGTCCGTACCATCGTCCGTCACCATCGTTGCCGATGTCTTGTCGAACGTCATGACCGTGGCTGTAACGGAGCGTACCCGTGCCCACCCGTTGTTCTCAGTATTGAAGAACGATTCGTCCGCAGCGTCACCACCGATGTAGATGAACTCGCCCGGCTGGATGCCGAGTTCTGTCATGTCCTTGGCAACACTAACCATCGTTGGCAAGTCACCGGACACGTCAATGGTGACGTCGCCCGTTGCGAACTCGAAACCAACCGTAACCAGTTTTCCAAGTGCGGCTGGAGACGCTTCNTCCGTCANGTTCTGATCGACAACCAGAGCCAGCGCACCAGAACCAGACGTTGCGGTCTTCAGACCGTTGTTGCCTGCGTTGGTGAAGCCGCTCGCGAACACAAGGTCACCGTCCGCGAAAGCGGTTCCCGTGGTTACGGTGTATGTGTCCGTCGTAGTCGAAATGTCCGTGATCACACTTGCTGCTGTGTGGTTGTTGAAACGTTCGGCTTTCTTGTCGTACGCCGCGTAGAACAATCCTTCCAGCAGCTCAGCCATCGACGTCTGCGTCAGGTCAGCCTCGAAGCCACCCGTCGCCTCAACATCCGTGGTCACGCCCTGCTGTCGAGATCGCGAATCGTTAATCGTTTCGCGTGCAACCGTGGTGACGTTACCACCAAAGTCGCTGTAGCTGTTTGGTTCCAGTCCGTACCAGATTGGAGTTCCGGGAAGGACACCATATGTATCTTCTGCTGCGACGCGAAGTCCACTGACGTTCGAGTCGATTTTTACTACGTCTGGCATCTTACTTTACCTCGTCATACTCGAATTCGACCGCAACTACGGTCAGGAACCACGGACCAGAGACACCCTCTTCCCGTATCTGAGCGTTGCGAAAGTAGACACCGTTCGCCGTTGTCTGTCCTTCAATAGCGTCAAGGACGACCTTGGACGCTTCGTCTGCCAATGATAGACCATTTCCAGCGGGGATGTACAGCTCTACAAACAGCACACCCACTCTTCGGAAACGTCTCAACCCACCGTCGCCTCGCAGCGATGCTTGCCGCGATGCTCCGCTTTCCACCTTGACCGCACCCCACAACGCCGGGTCGCCCGTCGAAGCTACTTCGTCCGCTGGGATGTCGTCGGTCACATTGTCGAAGATCAAAACCTTCCCCGTGGTCGACGCACCGGCATCCCAAGCTGTTTTGACAGCTCCGTAGATGTCCTTGCGAGCCTGCTCCGGGGTAGCCACTAAGCCGCTCCTGATACTTCGATCTGGTAGAGCAGTACCGTATCACCGGGGGCGATCACATGCACAACTCCGATCCGCCAAATCTTTGATCCGTCTACGATTTTCTGAAACTGTGTCAAGTCGTTGACACCGTCCGACGCGATCAGAAACGTGTCAACACGCCGTCGCATCGCACCCATTTCCTCAGCGACTCGACTGACCGTCTGGTCGCCAGCCACCGGAACGAAAACGCCATAGACGTCCTCGACGCGGGTGACCGCCGTTG